GTATTTCTCCACTGTGCTTTTGCTTATGCCTAGAAACATAGCTATTGATGTGATGCACCAGCCTCTTCTTCTAAAATATTTTATGTCGGCAAGCTCATCGTCAGTCAAAGGTTTATTGCGCCACCCTTCGCCGTAGCCTTGATGTGGCTCTTTTGATGTTGGCTCTTCTTTTGTCTTTCTTCTTGAAAGCCCATTAATTTCTTTGAGTCTTTCATTGCAGCCTTTGGCATCGGCCATCATCTTTTCAAGATTGGTCATACGTTACTCCAAAAAAAAGCAGGGCCAAAAAGACCCTGCAGTTGTGAGGTAGGCAGGAAGGATACCTCGGAGAACATTCTTATATTAAAACGGAATGCTATCATTTGGCAAGGCGGATGGTGCGCTATCTGTGTTACTCATGCCTTCTTGTTTTTCTGAAATTTTAAAAGACATATATGGCTTGCCATCTTTCATGCGCTTCCACCCAGCAATTTTTAAATGTTCTGTTTCATCGATTGGGCCAGAATAATCTGGCGCATTGTCATTACCTTTTTTATCATTCTCAAATAGCACTGCAATTTTTGCATAAACCTCAACAATATTTCTACCATTTTTAGTTTGATCTTTAACGCAAACAACTTTTGATTGCTTGCTCATAATATCAACCTTGCCCTGAAGGATCATTGATTGACTTGGAAATGGCGCAAAGGCTGCACCTGTGTTTGTGTTATCATATTCTGCCATGCTTCTGGCTCCTTAAAATAATTGCAGTTGCGATGTATCAATGAAACGTGGGTTCCATTTGATATCTATTAAGCGATAATCTTTACCGCCAGTTTTTGATTTGAACAGTTTTGATGTTGGTTTTAGCTGTTGCAAATCTTCAGTGTGAAGAAGCATTTCTTCGCCCTGATATATGAGGCGCAGCCCGCCCGCTTTGATCGCGGGCTGCACCTCATAATCTCTTATGGATAGGTATTCACCTTTCCAAAGCTTAGTAACTTTTTTAGTTACCATGACTTACTACCACTATCTGCGGCATACTTATTACCATCCATCTTTCCAAGAAAGATATCAGCATCGCATCCTAAGTGAGACAGCGCTTTTGTAAGCCCATCTGTTACAGCCATCTTGGGCGCGTCTTCAGCAATACGCCCTTTGTTAGCATCAAAGAATTTACGGCACCCTGTGAACGCACCAAATGAATTTGCAGGGTTGCCATGCCAGACAGTAACATGCGCTAGCACAGCGCTGTCTCCGTTGCTTACAGCTATAATTTCTGTTGTACTGTGCCATCCCCATCCATCACCAACAGGTCCAAACTGTTCAGTCATTTTCTTGACCTGATATTGTGGATCAATTGCTGTAAAGCTGCGCGCGCCAAAGCTTACGGGCTTTAAGTATTGTGGATCAGATGGTGCAAGCTTGTTCCATATTTCTAAGTTCTTAGCCATTCGTGTTCTCCTTCTGGCTTATCTTTTTATTATGCGGAGTGATCCCCGTTTATCTCTTCTGATTGACAGTTGATCACAATGAACCTCACGTTCATTGGGTGCGACCATAGCTTTGAGATCCTTCTTTGCATTCTCAAATACTCTGTTGTGTTCAACACCTTGTATATATGTAACTGCGGCGTCGACGAATTGATTATCTTTACTTGCATCACGAATCACCATTTGATCGACTTCAATATTGTTATGATTAATAGTTGTTATGCCAACGTCTTGTGGCTCTTTGTCTTCCATAACATATGACCAAAAGTCTGATACAATAGTCCACATTTTATCAAAGTAATCATCATTTTGTTGAACGTGTTTGCCTTCCCATTTGCTGTTGCCAAAAATTACAGAGAGGTAAACACCATCAGCGCCAGCGAGTTTTGCATACATCTGGATCTGCGGCATGTATCTATCGATGATATCATTCATAGTATTAAAAGCATTGGTGTGTTTTGCTTCTACTGGTTGCATATTGAATGCAGCATCGATGGTTCCCTTTGCAGGAACTGAGCCTATAATTTCTGATAGCTCATTTTGATGATGAGTAAGCACACAGTTATATTGTTTTTCAAACCACTTTAGATTGAAGTCTTCAGTGTATGATCCAAGCTGAACGGCAATATTATCAGACAGGTCATCTGATTGTGCGCGTCCAGTTTTTACTTTCCAAAGTTGCAGCCATTCACCTTGCATAATCTTTACGCAATCTGAGCCGCCGATAAAGCCTTGTCTTTGCATCGGGTTCTCCTTTTATTATAAGGCTAAGACTATTGCATATGCGCAATAAGGTCAAATATATTTTTGAAAGTCTTCTGCTTTCAAGCCATAATCTTTTATTAATTGTTCTTTGGCTTTGCCTTCTAACCAGTAATCGCCAACAGGTTCACCAAGGCGAATGCGATTAGCTGCTATCTTTGCATCATCTAAAATAAAATCTTTGCGCAACATTTCTTCACGCAATACTTTAGATTGAGATACACGACTGACTGTTGAATCCCATACACTTGAGTCAGCCAGATTCTTTATCTTCTTCATGGTTGTTCTCCATTAGTTTAAGAAACATCTCGCCTTCTAATATGACAAGAGTTTGAGGACTGCCTGTCCTTCTTTTATAAAAGGCAATGTCTCTGCCTTCTAAAACTTTATAAGGGCTAGGGAAGTTTGATTTATCACGATACTTAACTTCACCTACCATTTCGTATCCGTTGAGTTCGAGTTTGATATCGCCGCTATACTCTCCCCCCAAGCTGCCACTGAGCGGTTGCCTTTTCGCTTTGATACCCGCTTCTTTGAGCCAGTTGACAAACCACTTTTCGTGGTAAGTTCCTTTGTTCTTGTTACGGTTTGCCATTTATCTTCCTCATAGCAATGTAAGCAAACATACCAATGCTTTTCATAAGTAGCTTTGCTATTAGTTTTACATATTGCAACAAACCATTCTGTCTCACTGTCGCAAGCAATGCATTTAATATTATGGCTCTTTCTTCGTGACATCTATTTGATATCCCAAAGCATCAAGCCAACAGATTAACATAAAGCCAGACGGTATTCTTTTGTGGCCTTCCCATTTATGAATAAGAGATGAAGTGCAGCCAATCTTATGTGCTAAAGACTCTTGGCTTAAACTTGCTTCTAATCGTGCGCCTGTTAACTGCTTGATTAGTTTCTCGTAATCCTTGGGAATACTCACGGGCTTGTTGTATCTGGTATAACTCTTCAATTGCATTGAATACTTTCAACGCCGTATCATATTTGAGTTCTGTTCTTTTACTTTTGGCGCGCCAATAAGTAGTGTAAGACGCACCCGCTTTGTCGAATGCGTCTTCAAGTTTTATATTAGCTTTCCATGCTTTATCTGTGACTAACTGTAGATACGACTTCATAATTGCATGTATGCAATGAGTCAGAGTCATTGTCAAACCCTGTGCCATCACAATATGTGCAAGTCTTTGTATCTATGTAACCAATGTCACGGTCAAAGCCTTGATGTCTTGCAAATTCAACAAGACCTTCACCGCCACACTCAGAACATTTATTAAGCAATGTTAATTCCAACACTTGAAGATCTCCAATTTGGAACATGATACCTGTTAGGTAAATGCGATGCTTTCATTGGCATATCGTTCATGAACTTATTAAAGGAGTGAACAAGAAATCTACGCTTAAACTCTGTGCGAACTGTTGTTTGTTTAATCTCTTGTGAAATTAAATACTCGCGCGCAAAATGTGCAGCATCACCTTCATAAGTTGGAACACCAGTTTTAAACACTGAAATAAATTCATCAGCTTTTTGATGATTGTTATTGTAACAAGCAATATAATGTAAGCCACCTAGAATTGTGCCTATCCTTGGAAAGGCTGACTTAGATAAGCCACAGCTAGGAACTAAATTATGATTCTCAGTTACATATAAAATTTCTTGTTGAGATGCAGTAATAGATCTAGCTTTCTCATGAGCAAGACTTATTAAAAAGTTAGCTATTGACGCTTGCTCTTTGCCGTAGACTTCACCAGCCATTGTTAGCCTGTCACCAGCTGTACGCTTTACACCAGAGTCAATGCTATCACGTACTTCACGGGGCAAGCCTTGAATAACATGAGTTCGTATTGAAAGGTTAGCTTTTACAATAGCAAGTAATCTATGCTGACCATCAAGCAATGTACCATCTTCGCAGACGCAAATTGTTGCACCGTTAATTTGCCATCTATTAGCTATAATATCACGCGAAATATTTAACACATGATTATGTTTTATTGTGCGATTAACTGGATTGTTACCGAGCCAACGCTTTGCCATTTCTGGCGTTACAATAATTAATTCAGCTTGCATTTTAGTTCTCCTAATAAGGGATTTCATCATTGATTTCAGATGGATTGTAGTTAGCTTCCCAAGCATCAGTGGCCCTTCTTAACCATTTATCTCTGTTGAAGTTTGGGTTTGCTCTTTGCAATTCATCTGCAATTTGGTTTAGTTGAGTGGGCCAACCTACCATTGGCCCAAATGTGTCAGCCATCCATTCAAGCTGAACACGATTCATATTCATACCATCTCCTCCCATTGCTTAGTCTTCATTGCACTAGCGATCTTAGCTTCGCGCTCATAGCGCGCAGTATGAGGTGATTTAAGTTCGCCAGTATGCGTTGCCCAATATGTTAGACAGTTATACAAGGCCCACTTGTTTGAGCCTAAGCTGCTGCGCTCATCACCCCAGATACGCAGAAGATTTTCTAATTGTTTTTCATTCGTCTTGCTTGCTGCTTGCTGGCGCGTGTACGCTTTTGCTACAGTCTTTTTGAGGAATGATTCGACTTGATCGTGTTCAATCTTGGTCTTTATCCAAGACTGCCATACATCTTTCTGATCTTTGAAGTGCTCAAGGCCAGTGATAATCTTAGCTGCTGATCCATCAACATTGATAGATGCGGTGTGCTTGTATCGACTGAATGCTATGGCATCTGGCGTGGTGCAGCCGTTCTTACACCAAAGACGCAAGCCACTTGCTGCTTGAGCAAAAGGCCATGATGCATCATAGCTATTAGAAAAGGTGGCACGATACTTAACGTAGTCACCTACCTCTGGCTCAACGGTAAGATTATTAAATAATATTTCACCTCTAAGCTTGCGACCATTCTCAAAGACATCAACGCTTACTTCGTAATCATCAGATAAGTTAGCTGCTTTAACGCCATCAAGCACAGAGTTTACAACATCATCGTGTGATACGATTTTGTAACGCGACTTGTGCAATCCCATTGATGCACCAGTATCAAGGCGCACAATGTTTTGATGTCCAGCAATCTCAATGCCAGCAGCATCGAAGACAGGCTGTGATTCAACAGGAAAGTTGAAGTCATCCATTCTGAAATGTTTCATGCTGCATTCTCCCTAGTATCTTCTATTGGATTGTAATTAAAAGTTAACGCGTTACGGTCATCTGCAAAAAAAGTAATAAAAGCTTTGTCACCATTCTTATTTGTCATTGTTAGCTTTCTAGTTACATAAGATGCATAAATACGTTCATCTATTGTGATGTTAGTAATGTCGTGCAATGATAGAGTTGCATACATGTTAGTTCTCCTTGGGTTATGTATTGCGTATGTGCAATACTAATTATAATTACAAAACTGTGCAAGAATTAAATATATGCGCAGTTCGGCAATGTCGCTGATACCCCCTCCCCAGCCACGCAGGGTGCATATGGAGCATCTGATTTGAAACGATAGCTGGCAGCGCAGGGAGCGCTACCAACCTGAGAAATGTGGCTGCTATGAAGCAGCCATCTTTCTCAATGCTGTGAGATTTTTCGAGGGCATCTTCGACTTAGATAATGCTGCTTGCTTGCGCTCCCAAACTTCGCCGTGTGTGAGTTGCTCGAAGACTGATACGTCAGCCGCATGTCTTTCCGCTTGCGCCTCATAGCGCGCTTGGAGTACCGCAAGATATCGTTCAAGGCGCTCGACGTCGCGTTGGTTCTTGTTTTCGCAAGCTATGTCGTAGTCAGCTAGTGCATCGGCTATGCTTTTCTTGACATATCGGATGCTGTTGTCCGATGTGTAACACGCATCATTAGCCATACTGACAAGATCTTTAAGGTTTGTAATTTCGTTGCCATCAGTATTTGTAGTAATAGTTACGGCATGATATTTGATAACGTCCAGCTTCATCTGCACAAGTTTAGATATTGAGTTAGTCATGTTCGTTCTCCTGTTCTACCGCGAGGACAGCCCTCACGGTTGGCCCCCAATAACACGGAGCAGAAACGCCAGAATGGCGCTTGAGGTTCGCATACCCCTTGCGGGTTGCGAACCTTTTCTGCCCGTGTTTTGGATCAGGGACATCCGTGTGGGTTACCGCAGCAGGTAGATAGGGTGAACGATAAGTGGCTAACCAAAATCGCTAACGCAGGGCGTGATGACGCTGAAGACGTTATCTAATATTATGACGCGTGTAGTATCTTTTACTACCTGATGGCGACGATCAAACCTTGAAGATCAGCGTCAGTGTGGCATGCGTGTAATCGGACAACAGTATGTCAAGAGGAGCTTAGCTGATACAGCACTAGATGTTGTATGCGGCATAGCTGAGAACAACAAGTGACGTTACGTCAGTTCTTGACATACCTTGCAGTCAAAGCTTAGCAATGGGGGGGAAGAGGGAAGGGGGGGTTGATGCTAGGAGTAGAGATAACTCATTCCTCTTAGAAATTTGCAGTAAGGATCAAGCTCATTAACGCAGTAGTGATCTAGATCAATAGTGCAGCTTAGAATAAGGAATGAGTGATGAAGATCGCAGAACGTAAATTGACTGCAAAACAGACTGCTCTCGTAGATACCTTAGTAGCAAAAGGATGCACTATCAAGCAGGCTGCTATCGATGCTGGATATGCACAGGGCGAGGCTGGCAGAGTAACTGCAACCAAGACATTAAAGCTTGCGCATGTGCAAGGCTACTTGATGCAACGTATGAACGAAGAGTTTGGACTCTCAGCTACACTTGCTGCTGGAACGGTTAAGCGACTAGCAACAGGGGCCAAGAGCGAATATGTCCAGCTTGAGGCGGCCAAGGATCTGCTAGATCGCGCTGGCTACAAGCCTATTGATCGGAGCCAAGTGCAAGTAGCTGGGGATATTCGTGTATCGATTGACTTGGGGTAACTCTTTGTTCGTCGTTGCTGTAGCACAGGGGGGTAGGGGAAAAGTTGCAGTTAGTCTGACAGTAATAGTCCCCTACTAGCATTTTTCTTTAAAAAGGTTTTTTTGTGCGTTGCTGCTAATATTTTTTTTGCTATAGGGTTTCATCATGGCACGTTTTGACAAGACCCCTGAGAAGAACCCATCCAAGGATGATATGTCCAAGGTTAAGCTTGCATTAAGGAGTACTGGCTATGGTCGCCAAAAAGTATCAGAATCCTGAGGGTGGGCTGAATGCTGCTGGGCGCGCTTATTTTAAGCGCAAGGAGGGTGCTAATTTGCAAGCGCCTGTTGGTGATACTCCTCCTGCTGGATCTAAGAGGATGGCGCGCAAGGTTTCTTTTGCTGCTCGGTTTGCTGGGATGAAGGGTCCGATGAAGGATGAGAAGGGTCGTCCGACTAGGAAGGCTTTAGCCTTGAAGAGGTGGGGCTTTAGGAGTGAAGCATCTGCGCGTAATTTTGCAAAGAGACATAGGAAAAGCTGATGTGTTTAGGTAAGCCCGCGAAAAGAAAGACTGCTGAGGATTTTTATCAGGAGATGAAAAAGGATTATGGGCCTTTGCCTTCAACTAGCATTGAGGTTGGAGAGAAGCGTGAACAGGGAACGGCTGATGTGCCTAGTCCTCAGATGCGAACTACTGCTGTTCAATCTCGTTCATTGCTTCGAATGCAGAACGGCGGTTATTAATGAGTCGGCAGGATAGGCAGAAGTATGAAGAGTTTAGTCGCCAGCTTGATGAGTTTGAGCGCACCAAGGACAAGAAGCTTTTTAACAGGGTTAAGCGCAAGCTGAATGTTATTGTAAAGGGTGAAGATAAGGCTCAAGAAGATCGTGAGATGAAGAAGCGCAGTCAGCGGGTATTAAGTGGAAAGCATTATACTTTGCTTAAGCGTGTTGAAGAATTGGAAAAGTATATGAACAAAGGAGATGATTGATGCCAATGGGTAAAGGAACTTATGGATCTAAAGTTGGGCGTCCTAAAAAAACTATGTTAAAGGGAAAGCAAAAGACTTTACCCGCCTCTTTAAAGAAAAAGATTATGGCCTCAAAGAGTAAGTAACATGGCTGTTAATGCTGCTGGTAATTATACCAAACCCAAGATGCGAAAGTCTTTATTTAACAGAATAAAAGCTGCTAATGTTCAAGGTACTGCTGCTGGCAAGTGGTCGGCAAGAAAGGCGCAACTTTTAGCAAAGCGGTACAAGGCTGCGGGTGGCGGTTACAAATGAAAGCGCCCCAAAAGTCATTGCTTAATTGGGGCAAACAAAAGTGGCGCACCAAGTCTGGCAAGAAGTCCAGTGAGACTGGTGAGCGCTACTTGCCTGCTAAGGCTATCGCTGCTCTTAGTGATTCTGAATATGCAGCTACAACCAGAGCTAAACGAAAGGGCAAGGCTGCGGGTAAGCAATTTGTGGCTCAACCGAAAGCGATTGCTCGGAAGGTAAGGAAATATAGAACGTGAGTTTTATTTCTACGCTAAAGCCAGAAGAGCTTAGCATGTTGCGCAACATAGTGCGCAAGGTTCACTTTGCATATGTAGTAGAAAAAATGGGTGATTCCTTTATTGATGATTACAAATGCGATCAGTTAATTGATAGTATTGCGCCTGAAGCTGTTCAGAACATGATTAAGTTTGGGGTTGATAAAGGTTTAAGATGATTAATTTTAAGTACAAGCCTGATGGTGAAGTACTAAAAACCTTTATGAAAGACGATACATTCTTTCGCGGAGTGCGTGGCCCTGTCGGCTCTGGCAAATCTGTATGCTGTTGTGTTGAAGTGTTTCGGCGCGCGATAACGCAACAAAAAGGTTCAGATGGTATTCGCAAAAGTAGATGGGCAATTATTCGTAATACCAACCCACAGCTTAGAACAACTACAATTAAAACTTGGTTAGACTGGTTTCCTGAATCTGATTGGGGTAGGTTTCATTGGTCTGTTCCATATACGCATCACATTAAAAAAGGGGATATAGATCTTGAAGTTCTTTTCTTGGCTCTTGACCGCCCCGAAGATGTTAAAAAACTTCTTTCTCTTGAGCTCACGGGAATATGGATTAACGAGGCAAGAGAGATTCCTAAGTCTATTATTGATGCCTGTACAATGCGTGTTGGCCGTTATCCTTCTATGCGTGATGGCGGTCCTTCTTGGACTGGCGTTATTGCCGATACCAACGCGCCTGAGGAAGATCATTGGTGGCCCATTATGGCTGGTGAGGTTCCAATCCCAGATCATATACCGCGTGAGCAAGCTAAGATGTTGGTTAAACCAGACAACTGGTCTTTCTATACCCAACCCGCTGGCATGGTTGAAAAGAAAAGTGAAGAGGGAGAAATAGAAGACTATCTTCCAAATAGCGCTGCTGAAAACTGCGCAAACATGCTTAAGAGTTATTACTCTAATCTTATTCGTGGTAAGACAAAAAGCTGGATTGATGTATATGTTATGAACCGATTGGGTCATATCCAAGATGGAAAGCCTGTGTACCCTATGTTTGCCGCAGATGTTCATATTGCAAAAGAAGAAATACCAATAGCCGCTGAAGTGCCTGTTTATGTTGGCATTGATTTTGGGCTTACCCCTGCTGCTGTTTTTGCTCAAAAGGTTCGTGGTAGGTGGTTTCTTCAGTCTGAAGTTGTGGCTGTAGATATGGGTATTGTTAGGTTTGCAGAAGTTTTACGCCATGAACTATCAACACGCTTTGCTGCTGCCTCTGATGTTATAATTTATGGAGATCCAGCGGGTGACTTTAGAGCGCAGACTGATGAATCTACTCCCTTTCACATTCTGCGCGGTGCTGGCTTGAGGGCGTTCCCTGCACCCTCCAACTCTGTTGACCTTCGACTTGAAGCTGTTTCTTCCCAGTTGACAAAGATGGTTGAAGGGAAGCCAGCACTTTTAATAGATAGGCGATGCCCACAGCTTATAAAAGGTTTTGAGGGTGGGTATGCCTATAAGCGTATGGAGGTATCTGGTGAAAGATACGCTGATAAACCAGATAAAAATATGTTTTCTCACGTTCATGATGCTGCTCAATACTTATTTCTTGGAGCAGGGGAAGGTAGAGCATTAATGAATACTCAAAAAGCAGCGCGTCCAGTTGTTGCTAAAAGAAACTTTGATGTGTTTTCTAAGCCTAAGCGAACTAAGGGCTTTCAATTTGTGCGTTGATTTTGTTTAAGCTTTGTGAATAGGAAGGTTTGAAAGGAGATTTATTATGTGTTTTGGTGGTGGTGGCGGCGGTGGCCCAACAGTAGCCGAGGAAAAAGCAGCGGCTGAACAAAAGGTTGAAGCCGAAGATGCAGAGCGTGAAGAAGTAGAAAAGCGCGCAGAAAAAAAACGTGAAGATATTACAGAGGCATTAGAAAAACGAACTGCTGATGCTGGAAAGCGTGGTGGAACTGGTCGAAGATCTTTGTTTACTCGCGGCACTGGAATGGGCGCTCGATCAGGTGGGTCGGCTGGATTTTTAGGGCGCTTTAACAGATGAACTTTGCAAAGCATTACATAGAAAAGTATCGAACAGCGAAGTCATTTCGTGAGCAATGGGTTTCTTTGTTTGAGGAATGCTATGAATATGCTTTGCCCCAACGTGAATCTTTTTATTACGAGGAGCATGGTCAAAGACGTGATGAAAAAATCTTTGACGAAACTGCTGTCGTAGGTGTTCAAGAATTTGCTAGTAGGCTTCAATCTGGAATAGTTCCTAACTATGCGCGATGGGCTGACTTTGTTTCTGGAAGCGAAGTTGATCCTCAAGAGCGTGAAGCAGTAGATAATGAGCTTGATGAAGTAACAGAATATGTTTTTGAAGTTCTTCAAAACTCTAACTTTAGCCAAGAGGTCCATGAGTCGTTTATGGATTTGGCTGTCGGGACTGGTGTTTTGTGCGTTGAGGAAGGTGACTCACTTAATCCAATAAATTTTTCAGCAATACCTCTCCCCCATGTCGTACTTGATACTGGCCCCGACGATAGAATCGATCATGTTTATCGTGAGCGCAAAAAAGTAAAGTTTGATCACATTCCCTTAATGTTTCCTAAATCAAATCTTGATCCAAAGGTTACATCCCAAATGGGATCAAATAAAGAAACAACTATTCTTGAGCTTGTTTGCCGCGACTACTCTAAAAGAAATCAAGAAGCATATTTGCATTATGCAATATGTATGACTACTGAAACAGTTGTTCACTTTAAAGAGATGAGCGGTGTTGGGGCAAACCCTTTTATTTGCTTTAGATGGTCTAAGTGCGCTGGTGAGATATATGGCAGAGGGCCATTACTTAATGCGTTAAGCTCTATTAAAACAACCAATCTTACTATTCAGCTTATTCTTGAAAATGCACAGATGTCGATCTCTGGCATATATCAAATGGAAGATGATGGGGTAATAAACCCTGATACAATTAATTTAGTCCCTGGAACAATTATACCAAAAGCTATGGGATCATCAGGGTTGCAGCCCATTCAAGCAGCAGGACGCTTTGACGTTGCGCAACTTGTTCTTAGCGATATGCGTTTAAATATTAAGCGCGCGCTTTATAATGATATGCTTGGAAATCCAGACAGAACACCAGCTACAGCAACAGAAATTGCAGAAAGGCAAGCTGATCTTTCTCGTAGAATGGGTGCATCATTTGGCAGATTGCAAGCTGAGTTAGTGCAGCCTGTGCTTCAGCGTGTTGTTTATATTTTAAAAAAACAAGGCCGCATTGAAATACCAACAGTTAATGGCCGTGAAATAAAAGTACGTTCTGTTTCTCCATTGGCACAAGCGCAAGCAAATCAAGATATATCTGTTGTGTCTCGCTACCTTGAGCTTATTGGTAATGGCTTTGGGCCTGAGATGTTACAGCTTCTTATTGATGGTGAGCAAACTGCAATTTATCTTGCGCGCAAGTTTGGTGTTCCTGAGAGCTTGATTCGTGATGAAGATCAGCGTAGACAGATAGCGGAAGCAGCGCAACAAATGGCGCAACAACAAATGGCGCAACAGGGAATGATGCCAGTTGAGCAACAAAGTTAATATTGGGATAGATGGTATCCAACGCAAATCTGAACGAGATGTTGAGATTAGCAAAAATATTGCTCAGGTTTTTTCTACCCCCACAGGGCAAGAGGTTCTTAAGTATTTAAGATCCGTAACCATTGAATTAGTTAATGGGCCTAACATTTCCACTGAAGAACTGCGTCATCTTGAAGGGCAAAGATACTTAGTTGCTATGATTGAGCAACGTATTGCACATGCACACAGGAGTAAAAAATGAGTGAAGAAGATGCAGCAGTTGCAGCAGCAGAAGCAGATGGGCGTGATTTTGTAACACAAGAAGATGTTGAGCAATCCCAAGCCCCAGAAAGGCCAGAGTGGTTACCTGAAAAATATAAAACAGGTGAGGACTTAGCAAAGGCATATAAAGAGCTTGAGTCAAAACTTGGTGGTCGTGACGATGAAATACGCAATCAGTTAATTGAAGAGATACAAGCTGAAGCTTTTTCAGATCGACCTGATTCTGCTGGTGATTATCAATTGCCAGATATCATTAATCAACAAGAAGCTGTTGATAATGATCTTTTAAAGTGGTGGTCTGAGCATTCATTTGAAAACGGTTATAGCCAAGAAGAGTTTCAACGTGGCATAGAAATGTATGCAAACTCTTCTATGTCAAATGAACCAGACCTAGAAGCTGAATCAGCAAAACTTGGAGATAATGCTGAAGCAAGAATTGACGCAGCGTCAATGTTTGCAAATAAGTTTTTTCCTGAAAGCGCATTGCCAGCGGTTGAAAGAATGTGTGAGAGTCATGAGGGTATCATTGCATTGGAAGCTATGATGGAAGCAATGAAGGATGGTTCCTTTTCTGGTGATACTGCATCTGCATCTGAGTTAAGTGAAGCAGATTTAAGGGAGATGATGAATGACCCAAGATACTGGAAAGACCGCGACCCGCACTTCCACAAGCAAGTTTCTGAAGGATTCCAAAGAATTTACAGAGGTTAAGCTTATTCAGAGGGGTAAGTATTATCTTACCCCTTATAACAATAATCACCTTGAAGAAGTTGCAAATGTTCTTTCTGTTGAAAACATAGAAGAATTAAGCTTCTTGGGTTATCAAGATACAAAAGATGCTCTGGTAGATTTACCACATATAGCAGAAGCTTATGTTGTTAGAGAGGAAGGCGGCGCAATAATTTTTATTGGAGGCCTTCTATTTGAGGATGATAATCAATGGCCTCAAATGTTTGCAATGTTTTCTAATACTATTAAGAAAAACTTTCATGTATTAGCCAGAGGATCAAAGATGTTAGTAAATTTCTTTGATAAAACTCAAGCTGGTATGTGTATGACAATACTATCGAAACATAGCGATATGGTGCAGTGGGCAACATGGCTTGGCTTTGAAGTAGTTGGGAAGACAGAATTTAATGGAAATACATACATTGATTTTGTGCGTTGCAATCCAAATCAAAAAGATGTTTATGATACCGCATCACAGCCCGTGATGCACTGAGAGGCCCGTTTGGATACCCTTGCTAAAGTGAAGTAGCGGATACCTGTTGTAACCCGAAACTTTAACGAGGACTGAAATGGCTAATACAATCGACACAGCCTTCATCAAGCAGTTCGAAACTGAAGTTCACATGGCATATCAACGTATGGGTTCCAAGCTACGAGGAACAGTACGGACTGCAAATGTGACAGGTTCGACTGTGCGGTTCCAAAAAATTGGCACTGCAGAAGCAACTACTAAATCGCGCAATGGTAATGTAACTCCTATGGATCTTGCACATACCAATGTAGAAGCAACTATGGCTGACTTTTATGCAGCCGAGTACATTGATAAGCTGGATGAGCTCAAGATTAATATCAACGAGCGTCAAGCTGTAGCACAATCTGCTGCTGCTGCGCTTGGTCGTAAGACTGATAGCATCTTGATTACAGCAATGGACTCAGGTGCAAACTCAACTCAAATTCACGATACAAGCTCTGCTGTTGAAAAAGCTGACTTGTTGTCTGTATTTGAAACATTTGGTTCTGCTAATATTCCAGAAGACGGTCAGCGCTATATTGCGATGCACCCGAAGGGATTTGCAGATCTGTTTTTGATTACAGAGTTTGCTTCATCTGATTTTGTTGGTGATCAGAATCTTCCGTATGCTGGTGGCATGACAATGAAAGAATTTCTTGGCTTCAAGATTTTCTCAACTTCTGCTGTTACTGCTGGTAAGAGCATGTGCTATCACACAAGCGCTGTTGGCTTGGGCATTAACTCTGATGTTCAAACCGAGGTCAACTACGTTGCTGAGAAAGTATCACACCTTGCAACATCTATGATGTCTATGGGCGCAACCGTTATTGATGATAACGGCGTCTATGAACTCTTAGACAATAACTCATAGGAGGTAAGTAATGGCTTATAGCTCAGCTGGTCTAGACCGTTTGTCTGGAACCTCAAATGGAAGTTTGTGGAGGTATACAACCACTGACACCATTGCTACAGTAAATAGTGCTGGTTATTTCAACAGTGCAGCAAATATGCTTGCAGTGCGTGACTTAATTATGGTGCATGATACAAATGCACCAACTACAAACTTTGTTACTGTGCTTTCAAACACTGGTTCTGTTGTTGACGTATCTGATGGTACGGCAGTAGCAGAAACAGATGGCGACTAAGGAATGGGGGCTTCGGCCCCCATACTCTCATGCCTGATTATGCAAACACAGCAATAAAGATATGTTCGCGCGCCTCCATGCTTATTGGAGGTGATCCAATTCAATCGTTTACCGATGGCACGACTGAATCTGATTTAGCTGATGCCATATATGAAGATATTGTTAGGGCTGCTTTAACAAGTAGTCGTTGGCGTTTTGCCACAAAACAGTTCCAATTAAACAGGCTTGCTGATTCCCCTATAGGAAGATGGGATTCTGCTTATCAGCTTCCATCAGATTCATTAATGATTAATGCTGTTACAGTTCAGGATTTACCAATTGAGTTTGATACTTATGAAGATAAAATTTATAACAACGCGGTTGCGGCTGATGAGGTTATTGCCGATTATATTTATCGGGCGTCTGAATCTTCATGGTCGCCATACTTTACTCTTGGCTTAGAGTTTTCTGTAGCATCTATATTTGCTCTATCTCTTGCGCGTGATGCTTCTCTTTCTGGAGCAATGGATCAACAAGCACAAATCCAATTGATCAAAGCTCGCAGACTTGATTCACAAACTCAAACAACGAGAAAACTAAATACAACAAGGTTTGTTTCGCAAAGGCGCAGTTAATGCAAAAAGTTCGTATTCCTCAAAATAGCTTTCAATTTGGTGAGGTTAGCGACTCTTTAAAGATGCGAACCGATACTGGTGTTTATACTGGCTCTGCTCAAAAAGTAGAGAATATGATTATTACTGCAGAAGGCAGTGCAAAAAAACGCACTGGATTAAAGCATATTTATGATTATTCAGTAAACTATGATGCAAGCTATCCAAATCAATCTCATTTATTTCCTTTTATTTTTGATAATAATGAGCAGTACATTATTTCTATTGAGCATCAAAAAGTAAGATGTTTTAGAATTGTAGACTCTACAACAACAACTTTAGTCGCAACAATAACTTCTGACATAAACTCTGCTACGCTTCCTTTTGATAAGGTTTATTTGCAGCAATATACTACTGCGCAAATGGGTGATGTTATGTTTATTTGTCACCCTTTGTTTGCGCCAAGATTATTAACAAGAACCTCTCTTACAGATTTTGAGATAAGCACTTATACATTTGATACGCGCGCTGATAATAAACAAATTTATCAACCTTATTCAAAATATCAGGCTGTAGGTGTTACCCTTGATCCAGCGGCAACAAGTGGCAGTGGTGTTTCTGTTCAGCTTTATAGCACTGGAACTGCTGATGATGATGGTGTTGCGCAAGAGCAAACATATACCTCAGGGTCTACTCCTAGTAATTTAACTCTTAATGGTGTGTTGGCGAGCTCAAACACAGTAACCCTTTCTATTCCTAGAGATATTACTTTTACAAGCGATACAGATAACTCTGGCGTAACCCTTACCATTACTGGTGAAAATGCAAATGGTATAGCTGCACAGGAAAACATAACAGGCCCAGCCGCTAACGCTACTGTTAGCACAAGTTTTTTTAAGTTTACCAAAATAACAGCAATAACAGTTAGCGGTTATTATACAAATATAAAAGCAGGAGTTGGCAGCAAACTATACGCTACATATTTTGATACAACTGGAACACGCACTGGTGGAGAGTTTCCAGACTCAACGCATAAAGGTGTAGTCTTGCGATACGGTGGCGCTGAAATGGACATTGTTAGTGTTCAATCGCCAAATCAGATTACTGTTGATATTTCAGAAGAGTTAAAGATTAGACTTTCTGTTGCCAATCCTCTTAGATCTAACGATGGAAGCGATAAAGTTGAAGTAACTCAATTGGCTCATGGATATGCTGGCGGTGAATCTATAACTATTTCAGACGCAAGTGCAGTTGGTGGAATCAATGCTTCTCAAATAAATGGCGCAAGAACTGTTGGCACAATAATTGATGACAATACATATGAAATTACTGCTGGGGCTGCTGCAAATAGCTCAGAAGATGGTGGTGGATTTCCTAAAATAGCAACACATGCAGCTACAGTAGATTGGGATGAGCAAGCTTGGTCTGCAAAACGTGGATATCCTGCTGCTGTTGCGTTCCATGAAAATAGACTTGTCTTTGCTGGAACTCTTGCTGAGCCTGATTCTATTTTTATGAGTGAGGTTGGCGAGTATTTTAATCATGATGTAGGAACAGCGCAGGACAATCAGGCAATTAAATTGACTGCTGCAACTGGCGATGTTCATGAAATTAGGTATTTGATATCTAGCCGTGATTTACAAGTTTTTGCTGGAACTGGTGAGTTATATATACCTACTTATTTAAACCAAGCCATTACTCCTACGAATGCCCAAATTCGTGAGCAAACTCCATATGGCTCTTCTTTTGTAACTCCATCTTTAATTGATGGCTCAACTATTTTTGTTCAAGCAAGTGGCAGGATTGTAAGAGAGTATTTATTTACAGATTCAGAAGATGCATATGCTTCTACCGCTATATCAACAATATCTTCTCATTTAATTAATAGCCCTAAGTATATGGCTGTTGTTCATAGTGGTTTTAATCAGCCAGATTCATATGCGATAATGATTATGGATGATGGAGATGCGGCTATATTTACATCCAATAGAGCTGAGAAACGAGCGTCTTGGTCTGAATTTACTACGAATGGTAGATTTGATTCTGTTGTTTCTATTGATGATAGGCTTTTTGTTAATGTGTATGATGCTAATAATAAATTAAAGCTTTGTGAGTTTACGGGTGATATTGGCTTAGACTCTTACATATATGGGGCAATTAGTGGAAACGCAGTAACCGTTAGCTCTGCATATGCAAATAGTGTAACTGTTGATGTTATTGCTACTGATGGAAGTACACTGTCTTATTTAGGTGAATTTACTGTTGGTTCTGGTAGCGTTAATTTATCGGCTTATTCAACTGCTGGCTTTACGCATGCATATGTTGGCAAAAAGTTTACATCAAAAATTGTATCTAATCCTATAGATGCCTCTGGCGCTGCTGGGCCTATTACTGGCATGCTGCGAGGAATTACTAATGTTGTTGTAGACATGAAGGAAACAAGATCAATTAAAGTAAATAGCAAGCCTATAAACTTAGAGTCAAACTTTACTGGAAAAAAAGAAGTTAGATTACTTGGCTACAGTAGAGATCCACAAGTAACAATAGAACAAAATGATCCGTTAGATATGCAAGTTAACGGATTTATTTCGGAGGTCGTTATATAATGTCAGTATTCGCAGCGTTAGGTTTAGTAAGTGGATTAATGCAAGCAAGTGCAATCGCTGCTGCTGGCAGAGCACAACGTGCAGCTGCAGAGCTTGATGCGTTTAATACTGAGACTGATAAAGTGAGAAGTAATGTTGAAGCCCTTCAGCGTCACAATGACAGGCTTGAGCAGTACAGAAATAATACTTCTACAAATATTCTTACGTTTGGCGCTAATTTAAATCGTGAAGATGCTTCTGTTCGTGCATTTTTAGATAGGCAAAAAACAATAGCGTTTGAAGATATTAAGCGCTCAGATTTAATGGGTGTGTTTGAGCAAGCTAAAATACAACAGCAGGCTACTACTTTAAGAGTTGAGGGCAGAGCTAGAGAGCAAGCAGCAAATATTAAAGCGTTCACAACCGCTACTGGTGCAGTTATGGATTTTCAAAGAACAATGTCTACGGGCGGCATGAGATAAACTATGGCAGTTATTAGAGAAAAACGACAGTTTAGAGTTGGATCAATTGGTGTTGCTAGATCCTCTAGGGGCGGTGCAATTATTGGTGAAGCAATAGCTGATAGCGCAGGAGAGCTATCTCGTAGATTTTTTAATCGTGCTGCTGAGGATGCGCGCGAAGCTGGAATAAAATCTGTTGCTGATTTATCTGATGCTCAAGTTCTTACTCTTGGTGAAGATGGACAGCCAGAAGCAATAAAAGCTCCCAAAGGATTTGGAAGAATTGCATCTAAAGCAAGAGAGCAAGCTTTACTTACTAGGTTTGAAGAAGAACTAGAAATAGAACTTGCTGACAAAGCAAAAGAATTTTCAAACAAATATCGCAAAAGCCCTGAAGCCTTTAAAAAAGCTATGACCGATTATACAGCGGCAATGGGCAATGCTGAAGAAAGCACAATCTTTACAAGGGCAATTGAAAATACTGGTGCGCAATTAACTAGCAATGTTTACCATAGGCTTCAGCTTGCTTCTATGCAGAGGCATGAGTCTGAAATGAAGGCCCATAATAAATTTGCCAATGCTCAAGCGTATTTAACTTATGAGTCTCTTATTGCTGCTGGTGAGGTGGAGGGAGCTAGTAATGTTTTAGCTTCTATTAATGAAAGAAATCAGAATGATTTAAACGCTGGCTATATTGAGGGTAGTGATCTTTTATTAAATGAGGTTAAAGGCAAAACTGCTTATGCAAAAGGCACATTAACAAATGTATTAAGTAAATATGGGCAGCAACTTTCTGCTAAAAACTTAGCAGAGATTAAGCTTGCTATTAACAATAGTGATCCATCACTTTTGCCAAGCCTTACGATTGATAATAAAGATGTGTTTGAAGACTTAAAATCTACTTTAGAATCAACATATGCTGATACTAATCACGGGATTCTTGTTTCAAATGCCTTAAAACAATTTGCTTCCCCAATTATTGCTAGTGCTCAAAACAGAAACGCTTTTGATAATGCTGTTATAGCACAGCAAAATTTAATTTCTGCGCGCGATCAAGATCTTTCTGAAATACAAGACAATGCTTTAATAGATTCTTCTAATCTTTCTGGTGAAATAGAAAATATTATTAACAATACTAAAGCATCAATTGTTAAACGCGATACGGCTGCTGCAGGATTTGAGTCTGAAGATTATATTAATAGCTTAACTGCGGGATCAAGTATTGTTGCTAATGAATTTGCGACAACTCTTGGAAATAGAATAGTTACTCAGGCTAAGGATTTAGATGACCTTG